ATAAGATCATCGGCTTCTGAATTTTCCGTCTCTAATTGTCTCACAAACATCTCTTCAAGATATTGTTTAACTCTTTGTTTTTGATTGGTGAAGGATTCTTCCTTACTTTCGTTTTCCAAAGGATTACGATTGAGTTTATATTTTGGGTATAGTATTCTTCTCTGTGATGAGCTTGTTTTACTATCCCAAAATACAACTACTTTATTGAAGTTTGTTTCTTCTAAGAATTTACGTAACGTATTTAAAAAGTGCCAAATACCTCCTACGTGTTCACCTTTGTTAAAAAGATCACGAGCCCCGTGAAATCCTATTTTTAATAAATTGTTACCGTCAACCAATAAGGTTTTTGACATTTTGTTTTACTTTAAATGTTACTACTCTACTTCTTCTTTTTCTGTTTTCAAATCAAAGTCACCATCAACTCCGATTATGTCTTTCCAATAGTCAGCATATTCTTTCTTATACTTTTCTATTGATGCCTTTTCTTCTGTGGTATCTTTACCCGGTAAAAATCCGTGTGGGGTTACAATGATTTTACCATCTTCAAATCCAAGTCCATTGATGTGGTTTTTCATAACCGACACTTTTGTTCTTGAAGCAAACTTAACTGTTCGTTTGTCTTTTGTTGCGGTAATCTTTGTTGTACCCGCACCTTTTTGATTCCCAAATAAGAATACCAAAGAAGAGTTCAACCAAATTGCCTCACCACCTTTAGCTTTAATTTTTGGTTGTCCAAATGGATTGTCAGGTAATTCAACCCAAGGTTGATTAACAATGATTAAAGTATTCTCGTATTTAGAATCCGCTTTACGAGATCCTGAAATACGTTGGTTAATACCCATACCAATTTTATCCGCCAATGTGGAAGCGTTATGTTGTTTACCTCCTTTACCTTCGTAAGTCATTTTACAAGGAACTGATCCAACTGAATCCCACATAATACAAAGTGAATAATCTAATTCACCTTTTTCTTGTGCATCCAATAGTTCATTAATGTAATCTGTAATTTGTTCAATATAACTGAAATTGTTATTAAACAAGAAGAATCCGTCCCAAGTTAATTCACCTGTTTCTTCATCGACTACTTCTTCACATTCAAACCCCATTATTTTTGAGTGTTCAAAGGACCATTTTTGTTCGGTAATAATGAAAACAGGAAGAATCCCTTTCTTTTGAGCATCAACCGCAGTTTTAATAAGTGCTGTTGTTTTACCTGTGTCAGAATGACCCAACAACATATTAAGGTGTCCAATAGCAGGACCAGGTAAACCTACCGCATCCAAGAAATCAGATCCAAGATCAAAAAATCTTTGTGGTTTATATTTTGCGTCTGAAGAGAATTTTTTCTTCAATGAACTAAAATCTGTTTTCTTAATTGCCATATTAATTGAAATTATATTTATGGAATGTTTCTAATGCATTCATTTTATCTTGTGCGTTAACCATTTTCTCAACCAATTTATCCATTTCCTCAATGTGTTGTGGATGTTCTCCAATACCAACAGGATTTGTAAAATAAACTAACAAGGTTGCTTCCGCTTCCGCCATTTCCGAACGATACTTTAAGGTCAATGCCTCATACATTTTTTCTGAAATCTTATTCATTTTATTTTGATTTAAAAATACTAGGACACCTTGTCTATGTAAGTGTCCTAGTATAAGTTATTATTTTAATTAGAATGGTAAATCTTCGTCTTCGTCATCATTTACCTGAGGATCTGCAACCTCATTAATTGATTTTGGTGTTGAACCTCCCATAGATACTTCCGATTCACTACTATTTGAGTAGATGTATTTACCTGCGTCTGTATCCCAACGAGGAGTTTCTCCTCTCGCAATTGATTCAAGATATTCAACAGGTTTTTTAGAATATACGTCCTCCCAAGTCAACTCATCGTTAATCCAAGTAGATGATTGTTCAGCATCTTCATGTGTTGGTGTTGGATCGTCATACATTACGGTTTGAATTACCGTGTATGTTGCACCTTTTGGTGTCTTTGCCTTTGTAAGTTCAAGGATTAAGTCACGACCATTATCTGAATCGGTAACGTCTCCTTTTGCTTTCCAAATTGGAATAATTTTATCAAGAATTCCTTCTTGTTTGTAATTGTGTTTAAATCTCCAAAATTTAACACCGTCTTCTTCGTGATCACGGTCAATTACTTTAACAATGTAAAACTTACGAGCTTTATATTGTGTTGCTAATTGTTTGTCTGATTCACGACCTGTTGACATTAACTCTTCGTAAACCTCGTTTAAAGGTGAACGTTCGTTGTCATTTTTTCCCGGATCATAGAACTTCTGCCATTTACCATCAACATTGATTTCGTGGAACCATACCTCTTTAAAAGGAGATGATCCATCGGTTGTAGGTAAAATACGGATTTTTCTTTGTCCTTGTTTTTCGCTGTCTTTAAGGATTGCCGCGAAATACTTTTTCATTCTTTCTTCTTGTGTAAATTTTGAAGTGGAAGAAGAACCACTTTGTTTTGAACTCTCATACTGAGCCAAAACCGCATCAAAGGAATTTTTTGTCGCCATTGTGTATATATTTATTAAAGGTTTACGTAGAAAATATAGTTATAAAAAATAGAGTAGTCAATAAGGTATATAAAAAAAAGATGAGGTGTTTTTTAACACCTCATATATTACATCATTTCGTCTTCGTTGTCGTATTCTCCAAAGCTTCCTTTAATTTCGCTTGGTGAAAATTCTTCAACTTCATCGCTGGTTAAAACGTATTCATTTTTTCCTGACTTTTCCATATCATCCATTTTATCGTCAAAAAATTGACTTAATTTTTGATTGAAGGGTCCTGAGTCCAAACTTCTTAATTCCAATTTTTCTTCAGGTGTTTTAGGTCTCATTTTTTCAATTTTAGTTTCTAAACTATTAACAGTATTAACTAAATTATCCATCTCACCTAATTTACTTTCAAGATTCTTTAATTGATCAAAAAGATTGTTAAAATATTCTTCTTGTTTATCCGCAAATGTTTTTTGTGTATCAACTAAATCCGTAACGTCTAACTCTTCAGTTTCATTTCCAACTTCTTCAACATCAGGATCATTTTCAATATCTACAGGTTGAGGTGTTGGTTCAGCAGGCGCTGGAGGAGGTGGTGGTATCGCCGCACCAGCATCAGGTGCCGGAGCCGCTTCTGCCGGAGGTGGTGGTAATTCACCTTGTTCCATAATATAATTATTAATACTATTATGTCTTTTGATTTCCTCTAAAATTTTCTTATCTATTGCCATCTTAACCGTTTAATAATTGTTTAATTCCAGATTTAGTTTCAACTTGGATTTTTTTATGTGTGTTCATTGTATTATCAACACGTTCAATTAAACCATCTTTCATTCTTATTGTGTAACAATCACCGGTATCTAAATCACATACCTCTTTAAATCCGTTACCCGCATCTTTTTCTGACATTCTGGTATTTTTACCAAGATAGTTGTCTAAAATTAATTTTGTGCTCATAGTTTTTTTTATTATAAATATCTAACAAATAGAAAAAAACATTATTTTACTTTATTGTTTTAACAATATCAAATGCTTTTCTAAATTTATTTTCAATTGTTTTTTTATCTTGTTCCGTCATTTTATCATAAACATTATCAGGTTGATTTACCGGCCAACGTAGTATGAATGTTTTAGACAAGGCTTTTATTTGTTCATCATCATTTCCTAGTGGTTGATTTTTTATATATGATAACTTTTCCTTAAATTTCGTTATTGCAAATCTCACAAAATCTCTATCACTATTAAAAATAGCAAGAGGTATATTTTGAGTGGTACCTTGATTAACACAATAATAACCATTACTCATTAAAGCGGAAGCCCCACCATAAGATACGTCTAATCTTATAGACCCATAGTTATAACCATAAGATTCAAATTTATCGGACTTGTATGAATCAATATACATAACCGAGAATAAAAACGCCAACATTAATGGTTGTGTATCCGTGGTAATGTTTAAATTAGTCATCTCTGTTTTTATTATATCAATCGCTTTAGTTAACGTTAATGTTGTTTTTACCGGTGTTTCATTAGTATAACTAACATACGAACTATTTAATTTATCCGAACAATTTTGATTAGTTGTTAAAGTTCCATTACCATTATTAGCATTATTAACTATATCACTTTGTTCTTGTAAAATATTACCTTCAGATTCAATTAACGCAGCCTCTTCTTTTTGGATTTGATCTTTAATTGTTTCTAAAATTTTGGTACTTAAAGATTGTAAAAATTTATCAATAGCCGGAATACTATAGAATGGTTGTCTCTGACCTTCAAATTCGGTATCAAATCCATTCTCACTAATTCTATGTGATACTTTCATTATCATATACGGTCCACTAAACATTGGGACATTTCTCAAATTAAAATACATCATAGGTTGTATCATAGCATTACCCAACATATCAATATTACATTTATAACTTCTATTTCTATAAAGATTATATAATGAAACACTTTGTGTTGACTCACTTCTATTACGATTCAAATTCGCCATTTGATTTAATACCTCTAAAGATTCCGTTGTTGGCGATCCAGGATCTTGGGAAATGTCAAACTGTTTAAATATTTGTTGGTTTTGAGGACCTATATCAACATTAAACCCAACAACTTTATTTGACTTATCCCAATCTGTTTTTCCATTTAAATTATCAAGTAACGGGTTGTCACTCGCTCTCCTTAAATCAAATGCATCGTCCCTAAAACGATAGTCAACATTATCGTTTAACGCTAAGTGTTCACTAGGTTTGTTAGCATATAAACATAAAAACTTTGAGGTCGTATCTCTATAATCCAAACTTAGAAATGTACCAAATAATGAATTTGCAAATTCCAAAGTACCCTCAGGATTTGGGGTTGGGTTTTTACTAACATCTTGTACATTATAAAAATTAGCGTAAGCAGGCATAGTAAAATAAGTAAAATTGTTTTCGGTTAATATGGTCGTTACCATATCAAGCATACTATTACTATATTTTCCATATTCTATTAAATCTTTTACTTTAAAAATATCAGCATAAATTCTTTGACCAACATCCCTACTTGCCCTATCAAACAATAAAATATCCTCAAATAATGTTTTTGTTTTATAATCATTACCCGAAATAAATTTATCGTTAATCGATTTGAATGTATCCCAAAGTTCATATCTACTTTGTTCCCCTTGTAAATCAGATTTTACACTTGTTCTATCAGGAGTTACAATAACATTAGGTAATTTATTTCTTAATCTTGTTAATTCCAAATCAAGTACTGTATCAATGTAATCTTCATTTTTATTCAAATAATCATTCATTAAAGAATAAAACTGACTTCTGGTTATATTAGGATTTTTTAATTTTTGAGTAGCATATATCTTTATAATTGGAGCAAATTCAATGACATTTTTCTCATTGAATTGAACATCCAAATCAATAAAAAAATCAGTAATATATGAACCAGTGTTCTTATACTGTAATTGAGGTATTTCAGAAAAACCAACATAAGTTTCTAAAGTTTTCCATGTTTGCGGATTACTTGCTTTTGATTGGGCTAATGTTACCGGACTTAATATTCCCTTAGGTAATGTATTTGGCGATGATTGTTTATAACCTTGGTATGTGTATGGATCCTGAATATATTTATTTGAAAATGTGTAGAACAATTTTTTATTAAAGTTAGATGGGTTACCGTATTTCATAACAACCTCGTAATTCATAAATCCAGAAAGATATGTTTTAAACGATTCAATCTGAGCATTTTGTATTTCACTAACAATTGTATCGTCCACAGTTGATGTAGGTTTAGTTACCTTCATCATCATTCTCATTAACATTTGGAAATTTTTATAAGATTTTTCACTTTCAGTTTCATCTTCAGTAATAGATGTGATGATTGTATCATAATCATAAACAGATCTACTAAAATTTAAAAACTCAATTTCTAAAATATCTAACGCATCTTTATCAAAAGTCGTAAACATTTCATCTAATTTAGAATAATCATCAACATTAGAATTTATTGAGAAATTCTCTTGTGTGGTTCCACTATTAAAAATTTGTTTCAAATAACTATCAGGTTCAGGAGACACAACTTTACTATTATCATAGTACCCATAATTAGGCGCTTTCCAA